TATCTACCATCTGACCAAATCTACTACTTGGCGATACATCGATATTTTGTATTTCACCAGTGTCAGGGTCAACGGTTCCAAACGCTCCTTGTATCCTTGTGCTTATATCTTCTTTAATCTCTAATAAAGTTTTGGGAGTAAAACCTGTTTGGTCTAGTCCAGCCATGCTTATATTACCTCGCCGCTGTTAAGGTTTAATTCAAATGATACAAAATCTGTGATGCTATCTTTAGATACACGCACCTTCATATTTACAATCATTTCTCGTCTTGATGAGTCTATTCTAAATTTTAACTCTTTTACTTCTGTAACACCATCAATACTTAATAAAGCATTTCTGAATATTCTATCAGCTAGCTTAGGTGTAGGCTCTTTATCTGCAAATAGTTTTTGGTAATAAGGTACACCAATTTCAGGATTTACTTGGTCATCAAGAAAATATTCACCTAAAACTGTAAGTAGGTAAGCTTTTATTCTTTGCCTCATGACTTCAGCAAAACTATCATCTGTAGTAAAGTATAGGTCGCCATTTTTAAGTAACAGGTCGTTGGTGACATTGCTTACATATAAATCCATATCAATCACTCCGATTTAAGTTTTTTAAGGTCTTCAACAATCTTGCCAAGGTTTTCAATAGTGTTTTCATCCATCTGACCTATCCTAGAACCAAACGCTGTTACAGGAGCACCAGAACCACCGCTAAATAAGGTATCACCACCGTAGCCAGCATTGCTGAGATTATCTACTAGGTGAATAAGAATCGAAATCAAATCCATATTACCTTTTTGATATGTCTTTGCTGTAGCAGATGTTCCAGGCTGAGAGAGTGGTTGTGCTGCTGCATCTGCTGGGGTTATAGGAGCAGGTGGAGTAATCGCATCAAGGACAGCAGGTGTTTGCGCTGTGAGCGAGCTAGCTTCCTCGCTAGGCTTACCGATAAAAAGCTTATCGCCCACAATTTCTGTCGCTTCTTTCTGGCTAAACTGATCAGCATCAGGAGAGATACCAGCTATGACTATCGCATTGTTAATGTCAAATTTTGCATTAACAACAGGAGGATTACCCTCACCAGATACCCTCCACAAATCCAAATCTCTATCTGAGAATACACATAGAACGCTATCACCAGATTTTAGCATGTAACTCATGCCGCTATCGCCTACCCTTGGAAATGAAACAGGTACATCTGGTATCTGCACCTCCTCTTGTATCTCACCAAAGTTAGAAGCCCTTATAGACAAGGATATAGTAGCCGATTGAGTGGAGCTATCGTAAGAAATAATCTTAGCAGGTGTGCTTACCCTTAACGTGTTAAGCCTATTCTCTATACCTGCGTCTACCACGTCCTGTAGAGTATATTGTTCGTTAGCCACTGAATGTCCTCACATATTGAGCGTTTTTAGGATCTTCTACAGATTCTAGTACAAAATCAGTAATCCAATCACCTTGAAAGCTATCACCGTCAATAGTCATAGAAACCACAACACCATTGAAAGGCTGCGTAAGGTTTTTAGCTGCTACCTGAACTCTTGTACCTATATCAATCTTAGGATTTAAAAGACACCTTACCTTTAACTGATAGGTAGTAGCTTTCTTGCCATCTTTTTCCATAACTTTCTGAGGTAAACCTATAAGCCCGTTGCCTATATTAACAAGAACAAAAGGCTGTACTACAGTAGTTAGTTTTGGATCTACTGGCATAACAACAATTTTACCATTTGATATAAACGCTTTGTGATTCGTTGGAGCTATAACCTTGTTTAATACGTCTAGCGCATTACCAGACCACAACCTCTCTTTTGGATATACGTAATCAAATGATGGATTAAAGTTTACTATATAACTGTCAACATGTGGGTTAAAGGCAACTATCCAATCTACAACCTCATTAGCCACACTACTTGCAAACGTATTAGCAGGATATCTAGCTTTAAATTGTATCTCGGAATACTTTGCACTAGTCTCAGCTATCATCAGATCCAAAATCTTATCAACACCATCATCATAATAATCAGACATCTCTAAAGATCCCTGTAAAACCTTACCACCATAGTCATCTATGTTTGCATACCCACACTCAAGACTAAGAGAAGGATTCTTCGAGTTACTCCAAGAAACTAAAGCATCTTCAGGATTATATATCTTTATCTTCGCTTGATTAGTTTTTAAGTTATCAGACTTCTTTATTTCAAACCGTAAGCGAAAACCTAAACCCTCAGCAGTTTGCTCCATCGTATACATGTTGTTTGTAACTGGTGACAAAGTGCTACCCTTACCAGATACATCAGGAAGATCTAAAAATGAACATCTGTATACTCTTTGATATAATGGTACTCTTTGCATTAAGGAACCTCATCAACAAGACTCATGTAAAAAAGCTTAACAACCTTACCAAAGTTATTATAACTAGGATCTTCTTTACCACTATTCACATCAGAACAATACAAATCACCAAAAGGCATAAAGCCACTAACACCAAGTCTAGCAGTCATGCTATGCATGTAGCTAAGTACAGCAGCATCGGAAATAACTACTTGCTCATTGCTATCATATATAGTCACATACCAAGTGTCATTTCTTCTATTATACCTGAAGCGAAAACCATAATTCTGACCGTCTAAATTTGTATTAAACTTGTAGTATTCAAGGCCTTGATTTTCAATAGGTAGCTCAAACAGCTTCATATTAGCCTCCTATAAATAATAAGTTTTCGATAGCTTGTCTGTCAGGATTATCCTTACCAGCATCTCTTAAAGATGTAGCAGCATCAACAGCCTTTGGGTCTTCAGCTTCTTTTATAGCGTTACTAGTATTATTCGCATTCTGTTCACCTTTATCAAAATCATATATATAGAAATCTCTATTAGTTGTGCCTAGGTATGCAAACCTTATCTTTTTAAATGTTACTACAAACTTTAATGCATTCGATCCTATTTCTGGTGTTCTAGGTATATTCAAACTCTCTATTACAAAAGCTGTGTCTGTACTGCCATCAAAACCATTAGGGCTATTCTTGACACCATCAACATCAAAAGCAGTATCCAACCTTAGAGGCTGCCCTCTTTCCCACCAGTCATGTAGCTGCTTAAAGACTTCTTGCGCCCTAGATAAGTAAAACTCAAAAGGGTCGTCCTCATCCTCAAAATAAGGCCCTATAGCATTTATGCCATCACGCAAAAACTGACCTACCGTACTATTAGATAATGAAGAAAATGTGTCAAAATAGCTTAGCGAGGCATCTGATACTACGCAAGTAGCGTTAATGTAATGATTGTTAGGCCTTACGTGGTCTGAGATATCAATACCACTCTGAACTGGATAGCTACTGACTGTAGAGCTAAAGTTGTAATTCTCCTGCATGGTTACATCACCACGAACGACTACAGCATTATCTTCAGTAACTTCCTTGCCTCCAAAGGTTCCAGAATACTCAGTCATCTTAAGGATATTTGAGAAATTCTCATATACTCGATTGCTTACACTATCTAACATTAACTAACCCCCAATGCGTTTTTATACTGCCCCATAGTCAGAGCTAGGTCAGTCTGAAGCTTGTTAGCAGTCTCGTTAGTATAAATATTATTTCTTTGATCTATTAGAACCTGATTAGAAGAAATCTGAGTACCGCCACCAACACCAAGCATATCAAATGGTGTCTGCTTATTCATAAGGAAGGCGCCTTTGTTAATCTGCTTATCCATTTTTTCGATTAAGCCCTCAGCACCTCTAGGCTTGGCGCCACTCTTTTCAAAGCCACTTGTTAAACTGAATGTAAACATTCTAGATATCTCTTCAGCAGCATATAGGATAGTTTCCAATAGCAATGGGAAAAAACCTTTTACAGCAGACCATATTAACGGTCTTAATATCTGAAATATCATATTAGCAAAAGACTTAAACCTGTCCTTGAAGAAAGACTTTTGACCAGTAGCCCAGAACAATAAGTCTTGAATAATAAGACCTAGTCTTCTAATCCAATTTGCCAATGCCTTAAGACCAGCCTTGCCATCAACACCACCTGCACCAACTACAACATCTTTTAGCATTAGTATTAACTGAGCAAGAGAAACACCAATAGCCTCAAATGATGGGCCAAATGTCTTTATAGACTGCTCAACCATCTTTAGAAGTGGCTTAAGGGTAAAGATAATAGGCTTACCCATCTTCTCTAACAACATCTCATAGACATCTAGTATATTAGACCAGATACCAGTAAATGTCTTAGCACCACGGGACATACCGCCCTCGAAAAGACCACCCTTACCTGTCAGTCTTTTGAATGCTTCAACGATCACATCGGCAGTAATGTCACTACGACCTTCAAGGCCTTCAACCGTTGTACCCATTACCTTGGCTATTTCACCACGGATAGGTATCAAAGCATTAGCAAACTCGTTAAGGTCACGTCCATCAGCTCTACCTTTGTTCATAATCTGTGTAAAGGTCATAGTAGCCTGACGCATCCTAAAGGCATTACCCTGAACGGCATCACCTAGCATTGTCATATAGTCTAATACTTGTGTAGATCCTACCTTTGCACCAAGAAGCTTGGCAGCCCACTCCCTCGCTTGAGTCACTTGGAAAGGTGTCTTTGCACCCCATTCACTAAGCCTCATCAGCATTTTTTCAGCCTTAACACCATCTCTAAGAAGAGTAGTGAAGGTAGATTTAGCCATTTCTCTATTTGATGCTAACTTGACTGATAGTGGAATGATTCTTAGAAGTGCGTTACCCATGTCGAATAACATGTTTACAAATCGCTGGCCTATAACTAAAAGACCGCCACCAGTAATCATCTTAAAAATAAAGGTTAGGCCATTACCTAAAACCTTAAAACCTTTACTAACCATGTTTAATGGATTAATCAGACCTAACAGCGATTTCTTCAGTTTGCCGCCTACAGTGTTGGCTAAACTGCTAGCCGCAGTACCT